CACTTGCCACATCTGACAAGTTGTTTGCAGCCAGTAACCCGCCTGTGACAGGCACAGAAGCAAACGTAGATGTAAGATCTACCACCGCTGCACTAGATCCCGCGCCATCAGCGTATATGATTGCAGACTTGCCGTTTGATACGCTTACATTTGCACCAGACCCTTGCGAGAATGTAGCTGTCTGACCTGAGTTATTCTTTACAAGGTACAGTCTTTTTGTATCATTCGGGCTGATTGTAATTGTATTTGTGCCAGAAGGTGAGCCGCCTAACACAAGAACATGATATTGACCGTCTGATGTAGAACCATCTGAAGTAGTCAAAGTATGTGTTGTTCCTGAGAGCGTTACATCTCCAACACCTACCGCCAAGCGGTCAATGATATCAAAGTTTGTATTAGTTGATGTGCCCCATGTTCCAGATTCATCACCTGTCGCAATCTTTTTGATACCGCCATTTGTTGTATAGGTTGCCATTTTTTCCTACCTTTACGCTGCTATTTCTGTCCAAGTTGTGTTTGGATTTGGCTGTTCCTCCGTCCATGAACTACCTGGATTTGGAGATATGCCTGTCCAACTTGTACCTGGAGCAGGGACTATATTTCCGTAAACTAACACAGTTCCTACAGTTGCGCTAGTGCTTAAACCTGTAACCGTCACAGAGCATGGTGCAATAATTGTTGCACTACCAACTTGACCTGTTGCGTTCATATCTCCTGCAAACGCGGGAACTCTTTGGAATGTTTTAAGGGTGATCGTTCCAACTGATGTAGTCGCAGCAATACCTGTGACAGCTATATTTGATGCATCTCCTGAAACAGTAGGCTCTGTAACACCGCCAGAGGCTGTTACACCTGTTGGGAAAACATTTAAACCAACACCTTCGCTAATCGTAACGGAACCCACACCACCTGTGGCTACAATACCTGTTGGAGGAACATTAACATCAATTATTATATCTGTACCAGATCCAACTGCCGGTGTTGCAGCTAAACCTGTTACATTCACATTAATTCCACCACCTTGAAAAACAACGGGAGAACCTACAAATCCTTGACCTTGTGGTCCTGTAACTGAAACTTCTTGTTCTGTATTGAGACTTACATCACCAACAGATCCCGTAGAAGCTAAACCAACAATAGAAACGCTTTTATTAATTTGTACACTAACATTACCAACACCTGCCGTAGCGGCTAAACCCGTGACTGATACAGATATGTCTTCTCGAACAACAGCAGTCCCAACCTGACCCTGCATGGCTGAAAAAGTAGACTTTTCACCACCCCAAGCGGTTGTTCCAAAACCCTCTTCACCCCAACCTGTTAATTCGTGACCTGCCCTTGCAAACGTTGTTATAAGAGTACTTGCTGACCCTTGTTCACTTGAGGCAGATAAACCTGTTAGTAAAATAGAAGAGTTGATAATTGCACTCGCCGAACCTAAAGAAGATGTTGCCTCCAAACCTGTTACTGAAACAGATACAGAAACAAAACTCTCTCCATCATCTGATATTGGGGCTGACGAGAGTGGACTAAAACCTAACATCCAATATTTCTCACGGTTTAGTAGGCCACGTTACATCAGACGGAAAGCCAGATTGCTGTGGAATATCTCGTAACGCTTTTCTGTAATCAGATTGCGCTTGTGTCATCGTTTGATCTGATACACCCCACCAATCTGTTTCTTTAAGTAAACGATCTCTTTCCCATCGCACATCTATTGCCTTTATTCTCTCCAATTCGGCAGGATCTATGTACTGAGCTTCTTCCTCTGTTTGTGTTCGTTCTGGTTCTTCACTCATTTTAAAAAACCTCAAAAAATCCCATAAACTTTATAACCACCAGATTCAAAACCATCACTGCTATAATAAAGATAAAAACCATAAATGTCATCGTAACTTAAAAAGTTAGTAAATCCTTGATGAGTAATTGGATCATTAGATGAATTAATATACCCACCGATTGATCTGATTATAGGAAACTGATCTGAGCCATAAAGATCGTGCTTATGGTGAAAGAAAATAGAGCCTGACCAACCTGATTCACCTGTAGCGCCTCCCACATATGAATATCTATTTAAACGATGACTAGAAGTAGTTAATCTATTTCCATACTCTGTGCTGCCTGAGGATTCTAAGTATTGGCCTTGATACTTATTACTGGAAGCAACAGCATTGCCAGAGGAATCTAAGACTCTAAGATACAGTAAACGATCTTCAGCGGGAGTTAGTCGATCAACCTCAACCTCAAATTTTGAGTAAAGATCTCGCTCAAGCGCAGTAAAGCTTTGAGATATAGAGGTGTCACCGCTACTTACAGTTCCTTCATACAATAATTGTTTAGGAGAGACTTCGAAATTGGTTGTTGTAACAAATATTACAGCATTACCGCTGAGATCTATCGTGTTATTACTATTCGACGATTTGACAGGATATCGTGTAATATTTGTTCCCGAAATTTGTGCAGTTCCAACCTCGTAATTTGTACCATCTTCAATCGTATACCTAAACCAATCAAGATTGTTTAATCCGTTAGCTATAGTATCAAAACCTGCGACTGCACTACCCCCTGATATAGAAACAGTTGCGCCAGTTCCAGTTGCAGTAAGTGTCTGTTTGATTCTTAGAGGATACGATAAAGTAGTAGCCATTGTTTACCTACACACAGATATAAACGTTAAGCGATTCTAATTATCGCATTCGTTGCATCAGCCGTTGGAAAAACAATCTGAAAGTCACCCGATGTTGAAGATTTGTCAGAGCCAAAATCAAGAACAACCACTGTGTTTGTTGTGCCAGATCCACCACCTGTTTCTGTATTATAAATCAATGCACCACGAGCAGTAATTGTTGCAGAAGTAAAAGTCACATCCGCAAAATCCGTAAAAGCAGTTGTTCCAGAGGAAGTAGGTGTTACGTTTGTCAACGCAATTCCACCTGGGGTATAACCAGTTCCACTTACCTCATTTGAAGTCGTGTATGCTGTAGTGGCAGCAGTAAAAGAGGCACTATTAGTATACAAGGCAAGTTTGTAAGCATCTTGCCCATTAGTAAAATCGTGTTTACCTTCAAGAAGTTCTTTCTTGAAAGAGGTGCACATTGCGTTTCCAGTAAAGGCCATATCAAAGTCTCCTTATAAGTTCAGCCAGTTGGGGATGACCCGCATCAACAAGTGCATTACACACAGTTGTACGGTCACTACGAATAGCCTGTCTCATATAATATGCAACAAGCTTTTCAACGTGCTTTGAGAAAGCACGAGCTTGATCTCTTATCCCAGGGTGGGCGGTATTAGAGACCGAAATAATTTTTTCTACGCATTGCTGCGCTAATTCTTCAGGCGTAAAGCCTCTGTTGTCTGTTGTTCTAACTCCAACAATAGGCTCATCTTTTGGTACGCTTACATCTATTTTAAACATTATGTTTTTGACCTTATAACTCTTCCTGTACGATATTCATCCGTGGTTTCTTTTGCCTCGCCTAGCATTTTAACACCAATTAAAGATTCTTCAAAACGTTTGTTGTACATAGCCATAACATCTTGTTCACCCTTCATATATATATACGCTTCAATCAACGCACCATACAGCATTGCCATTTCAGCATTTTCACTTAGCCAAGTAGTTCCACTGCCAGATCCCGCTGTCAAGCTTGCAGGACGATAAAAGTAATGAAGTTCTGCGGTAAACGTGGTATTTGGAGTCGGAGCTAATATAAAATTATTTATATCAAAAACTGCGTAGTATTTAGGAGATCCTGTAGTTGTGGCGTCTGGAGTGTAACTCTGTATAAAACTTGGATCTTTAAAATCTATAAAAAACTTGTCTCCATTAGTTCCTGCTAGACTAAGAGAAAATGGGGCTAAAAAATCACTAGGACACGCTAAAAATTTATCACTCGCAGTTGTAGACGCTGTAACATTTTTGCGAAACAAACTTAGTTGCACATTTTTCAGTATTCGTTCTTCAGAAATTCTTATAAACAATGGAAGATTAGTAACGAAAGAAGTCTCATCATTCTCCGTATAATCTTGAATTGCTGTTTTTAGTTGATCGTATGTAAAGCTCATTTCATCACACTATCGTTATATTGCCAACCATACTACTATGATTTGTACATTGATACACTAAAGATGTATCAGAGGGTTCATGAGGCACAATAAATTGTGTTAGTCCAGTTGTTGAATTAAAGTTTTCTGTAACACCCGTTGTAAAAGCAGAACCACCATTCGACGTTCTAATTTGTAACGGATGGCTTCCTACATTAGCTGTATTGTCTATGAGGTAAGTGTGGCCCTTATAAAAAGTAAAGTTTGGATTGTTTCCAGATGTAGCTCCTGG